ATAATGGTAGTATCGAAATTATACAATTAATGGACCTATTCATCTTTATCAACACTAATTATAATGATATTCAATTAAATATATCTATTAATCCATTCACGGTAAATATTCAATAAAACTTACAATGTCTTCTTTTTTTTATTGGTTTATCTATTACTATGTCTTTTAATGATTGATCATCTAATTGTTTTAGTTTTAATTGTGCTAATTGAATTTTATATTCATATAATTCAATCTCTTTTACTAGTTTTTTTCTAATTTTATTCTTCTCTATCTCTTCCATTATATATATATCTATATCTATATTTATATGAAAAGTAAATATAATTTTATATCATCATTTTATTTATTTGATATTTATTATTATTATTGTCAATTGCATCATACACATTGTCAACAATGTAATTATTAAGATATCTATTATAAAATAATTCAGTTGTAAGTAGATAGCTCAATTCTTGTTTTGAATGTGCAGGATTAATTAAATAATTATATATTTTTCCAAACAATGTTTCAAAAAATAATGGATTTCTCAAACAAATAAAATTTAACATGCTCTTGTTATAACCTTCATATTGATTACATATTATTGCATAATTTTCGTTTGCTTGAATTCTTACCATTATACTACATATCTCATTTTTAAGACCTGTTAAAACATTTCCAATTGTATTATCCATATAACATGAATTATAAAAAAAAATTTAATATTTAAAATAATATTACTTTACATATTGGACATTCATATTGTCTTAAAAAATAATAATTCCTATTTTCACACATGGTACAAATACGAATGTCACAACATTTTGTATATTCTTCATCTTGTATTAATTCATCACATATATGACATCCATATTTTAGAATTTTACAAAATTCATCAATGTCTAAATTAGTATTTCTATATACATCTTCATATGCTTCATATATCCAAATGCTTTTTTCTTTATTCATATCTTTATCAAAATAAATAACCATCACATCACCATAAATTTCTATATATTCAATAGATGTATTGACATTTAATGGATTTTTTGTTTCTCCATTTGACGATAAATCAAATATTATTTTAGCTATCATTATAATATGTTATATATATTATTTATGTATATTTTTTTATAATTTTATCTATTGACGCTTTTTTTAAAAATATATTATTTCGTGTTATATTTGGCAACAAATAATTACTATGTTCTAGAGCACATAAATCTTTAACAATTTGTAATCCTAATTTTAATATTTGTTTTAAATCTGATGTATAATATACTTGATTTATTAGTTCATCCACATAATTAGCTACTACTATTGATAATGCCGTATTAAAATCTGGATTACTTAATCCAACTTCATTTACAAATAAACATATTGTTAAATATTGAGCCTCGTATAATAATGTATCTGATGATTTTTTTTGTTTCAAATTTAATATACCATCTACTATGATTTTTGAATTTGGTATTTTTATATGGCCTAAATCGTCTAATAATTTATTTATAGATATATTTCTAGCTGTTGTAATAGACACATTTAATGCATTTAAAACGGATTTGTGTGTTATCAAACTGGGTGGTATCATATTTATTTCTATTTTTTTTATATTAAAATTATATGGATTTTCTATCAACCTATTTATATTACTATATATATCTGATTTTGATTGTTCTATTAATTCTTCTTTACCTATCGTCTTAAAATCATCAGATATAATTTTAGATCTACAAATATAACATTTAATATTTGTTGGATTTGATATTACCATATCAAATGCTGTACTTGTATCTAGGACACCATTTGGTTTGCATTCAATTCCAGATGATGAAATATGTGGTTTAATTATAATACCTCCATTATTCGTATCAGTTAATGATATAGGACACTTTGGCTCATATCGAAATTTACTCTCCATTATATAAATAATTATAAATATTTTATTTATAGTTATTTATCTTATTTATATCTTTCTACATTTATCTAATGCATTTATTAAATATTTCATATCATCCATAGTGCATTCCTTCGATCCATTAAAGCATTTATCTAAGTCGCTTTTCATATCTTTACAATATGTATCTTCATCTTGTTTTATTTCTGTCTTTTTTTCTTCTGCTTTTCCACCAAATAATCCATTAAATACACTATGACCTACAGATGATCCAAATCCAAAACCCATTCCTGTTTTAACACTATCCATCATAGAAGGACTTTGACTCTGAGAGATTGGTTTATTATTTGACAAATCATATGGTATTTTTGTTGGTTTATCAAATGATTTATTATTAGACCAATTATATGGCATTCTTATAGGTTGAAAAGATGGTTTATTATTTGATGATTTGTTTGATCTTGATAAAGCAATTGGCATTTATATTATATATATTATAAAAAAATCTTTATATTTTAATTTATTCTGTCAAAATTATCCAAAATATATCCCACTATCAAATAGATTAAATCAAAAGATACGCGTTTCCTCGCTATATCTTTACTCTCTCTATAATTTGATAAAAATAGCGAATGATACCGTCTTCTTTTCCTCTCAAAATAACTATTAAACTTTATAATTAATTGTTTTTGCATTTCAATACTAATTTGAGGTTCAATAGTTAGAGTACAATAAGTTCTATTAGATTGATTTGGCGTTTCATCTATTATTTTATCATCATCTTCAACAAATGATAATCCTATTTTTGAATTCTCATTATCATCAATACATTTAACCATAATATTGGTTGATGGATTTGTTTTATTTTTAGATGTTAAACGACTTATTTTATATGTGGTACTTTCAGGTAATTTATATATTGAACCACCAATCATATAATTATTATTTTCATTTAAATCAACGGACATTAAAATATTGCTTGGACTAATCATTATACTAATTTCATCAGAAAGATCATTAGTCCTTAGAGTGAATTGGAATACACATACTGCATATGTAGTATCACTAAATACTTGTTCCTCAAATATTTTAATTTTTTCAACAACATATTTTTCTAAAAATAATTTTCTCAGTGCAATATCACCAGCTCTAATCGAACACCAAAAATTTACAGGTATAATAATTATTCCACCTTGACAACAATTTATGCATAATTCTTTAAGAAAACATTTATAAAGATCATTAACATCATATTTATCAAACAATATTTTGTCTTCACATTTGTTTCTGGCAAGATAAGGAGGATTAGTAATAACATATTTATTAGTATAGTCAGGTGGATTAAGAATAGTATCTCGTTGAATAATAAAATTTTTTTTGGGTTCAATATCATAACAATATACAAAGTATCTATTATATCCAAAAAATTCGATAAGGTCGCCTAATCCAGCAAATGGTTCAATAATAGTGCTTACACTATCAGGAATTTGAAATCCTTCTAAAATATAAACATAATTATTAGTGTAAAATTGCCCTAATCTTTGTTTAACGGTTAAAGCATTTCTAAGTCGTCGTCCTCCTCTATCTGAATTATTTGTATTTCTAAGTCGTCGTCTCCTTATAGGTTCATTATCAGTCATAGTTATAATATATTTATTAATTATTATATCTTTATCTTTATAAACGAAAAAATCAATTTTTAATTAAATTGATTCAATTTACTTTGTAGAGCTTGTTTCCTTACAATGTATTCTTTATCAAGTTCTTCAATCTCTTTCTTAATTTTATTAATTTCATACATAATTTTATTATATTGTGTTTTCATTTCATTATAAAATTGTTGAACAAATAGAACATAATCGTGCAAATATTTTCTATCTGGATAAATATTTGTGTAATCAAATATTACGAAAGATAACATATTCCAATCTATAACATTCTTATTGTATTTGTTAATTATATAATTTTCAAAATCACGATTATATTGATTTAAAACCTTAATAACATCTTCTATTTTAATAACTTCATTCATATTAATATGAGATTGGTATTTCCAATTAACAAAATATAAAAATATATTTTTATAAGTAATAATAAATTTCCAATCTTGAGGAGAGTCAAGATAATTGTTTTCATGAGGATTAAATCTAATAATATTGTCAGATATTTGAATTTTGTTAGCAGTTTCTTCTTTGAAACGATATTTCATATAATCTGTGAAATATTTTTTATCATTAATTTTACAAGTAGGTGTGTCAATAAATGAGAGAGCATTTAAGTCAATATCCATTGAAAAGGTATCAGTATTTTGCATCATATATATATTCATATATTATATATACAGTACAATTAATAAAAAAAAAATCAATTTTTTTAATATTTCTTATATATTAAGCATCAACTAGTAGATGATAAATATATAAGAAATAGCAGATTTTCAGTTATGGTAAATCACTCTTATCTGTTTCACTTTCATTACCTGATTTATAAGTGATGACCAATAAATTAAATCGTTCATTAAGAACTTTCATTAAAATTTCTAATTCTTTTATTCTATTATCGAAACCATATGATCGTATAGTTGTCATTATCCAAATTGATTTATTATAAGCCAACCTCTCTTCAATAATTTTTAATTGTTTTGTTATTTCATCGATGCATGAATGTATTGATTCAATCTGTGTTTTTACCATATCAGAATTAATATGGATTGATTCGATAAATTGGGCGATTGTTCTAATTTTATGAACTATATCATATTCTCTAATAAATGTAGCCATTTTCTGGGAACTATGATTTTTGTTAGTTAGAATATATGCATTTATATTGTAAATAGAAGTTGTTACATTTGATAATAATATAGTTGTCATATTCATTACCAATGCTGGAACTAAAAAAGCCATTAATTTAATAATCTTATAATACTATATTTTTTTTATATTGGATTATATTTAATTTATATTTAATTATTCATCTTCATTATCAGAAGTACTATCACTATAATTTTCTGATGAATTTTCATTATCATCGTCTTCAGTAGGTTCATATTTTTCACCTTTTTCTTTTGCTCTTTTTTCTTTAATTTTTTCTTTATAAATTTTTAGAATATCAACTAAGACAGTGATAGGTCGTTTATTTCTATTTTCAATAAACCATTCAGGATTATTTTCATACATTTCTCTGATCAATGCCATAGTATAAGATTTTTTAGAGATAGCTTTAGTATGACGCAAAGTTTTAGCAGTACTTTCCTGAGCCAAATTTAAATTTTGTTTAATAACTTTTTTATTTTTTGGATTTCTTTTTTTGGTTTCATTAAGTAATGCTTTTAAGAAATTAACATTAGATGCATAAGTACGCCAATCTTTTACAGTAAAACATTTACCCATATTATTCTGAATATATTCATTTAGATCTACATCATTTACTCTAAGTGTATTATCATCTCCAGTAATGTATTGAAATAATTTTTCACCAGATAAATTCATTAATTGTTTAATTTCTTCGACCATATATGGATCTTTAATAGTATATGATACATTCTTGTTTGATTTTGCCTTAAAACTCAATCTAATAACTTTACCGTCTTCAATAATACTGGCATGAGATTTTTTTAAGCTCGTCATACCATATGATTTGTTTTCTCTTGCATATATTTCCTTGCCCACCCGAATGTTAAATTCTTTAATGATATTAAACATCAAAGCAATTGTCCTTCCTTTAGAAAATAGAGGAAGTTTAATATCTTCATCAATTTTATCTTCAAATTTTGATATAGCTTTGATAAATTTATAAAGACGCAAAAATTTATCTTCTTCTGCTTCTTTAATATGTGTTGGATGATAACGATATTGTTTTCTGCCTTTAACATCATAACCAGTCGCTTGAATTTTTGACTCAGGATCTTCTGATACCCATACATCACTATAAGCAGGAGCCAATCCTAATTTATTAGTTCGTTCAAGATCTTCTTTAGATATAGGTTTATTATTTTTGTAATAAAAATAATTAAATTTAAGTTTAGGGTTACCTTTTTTATCAACATCATTATTGTCGAGATATGATGTTCGATAGATACCACACTTTTTTTGTTTGTTTTCATCATCAAAAGCCATATCACGACCACCAATTTGAACAAATGTTAGATCATTTAATATATTATAATAAAAATCCATAAGATTACTTAGAATTAATGAAGAAAATAATATTTTGTATTTAAAAAAATATTATTTATAATTAATATTAACATGCGTTTTTTTGAGAGAGATTTTAATTCTGCAACATTATTTAAAGATGATGAAACAAAAATAGATTTTTCATGTGGTGAATTATTTAGATATACAGGCATTTATTATAAAAAAAAAGACAATCCTGACAATGAATACGATTTAGACGAAATTCCAACCACTTTTATTGGTAAATATATTTGTTATAAAGGAAAAAAATCATACTATGATACTGAAATGAATATTGTAGGTGTTTATTTTAGACCAGAATATATTTTATTAAACAATGAATGGTACAAAATTATTAACTATAAAGAACCACAAAAAAAATATTTTTTATATCCTCATCTAATTTGTAATTCAAGTCTTGATTTTCATCATAAAGCTCTACCTTATGCACATACAATAGAAAAAATACAATCATTAGACATAAATATTGTTGGAGAAAAAGAATTAGAACATATATATTAAATATTAATTCCTCTCAATATTAGTTCGTTTTTAACGAGTTTTATTTCATCATCTAATTCATTTCTATTATTTAGCAATGCATCAATAATAATTTTGTTATTATTACTGATATGTGTATTTTTCATAATGTCAATATTTTCAATAATTGATTGAGATATAGACCAATTATTAAATCTATTAATATCATTACTGATATTATTATTAAATAATGGATAATAGATATTGACATTATTTTTAACATTATTATAGTAATTAGTACATTCATCATTTATGTGTCCCAATAAAGATATTATTTTATGTGTATATAATAGTTTGAATTCTTTCGCCTTTGATAGACCTTCATAAAATATATTAATATATGAATGTGTTAACATAACATAATACATTTTAACATCTTTAATATCATCATATAAAGAACAAAATATATAATTATCGTCAAAATATTTTTTATTACGGATATTGATATTTTGTAAAATAAAAGTATGCAATCTAAACTTATGATTGTTTTCAATATTTAAAAATAACAATTTATTATCATTATTATTTAAATCACTAAATTTTTTATTCAAATCAATAAATTTATTTTTAAAATATTTTATTGTATCATCTGTAATATTACCATATTTATTATTTACTACTTTATTTAAATTATCTATTGTTTCATTATTATTAATATCATTAATAATGGACCAACACATTATTTTATTAATGGAATCAATAATATTTTGATCTATAATTGTATCATTAAAAATTAAGGGAATATTTTCATCATGGTTGGGAATTTTTTTAGTATGTTTATTATATTCATCATTCAAAATTTCAATAATAAGTTCATTATTTGATTCACTATCATCTAAAGGTTTGATTTTAAAATAATGAGTCCATAAATTGATGACATCTAAATATGATTTATCAAAAGGAAGATGAGTTTTATAATTATTTTTACAATTTCGTCGTAATTCTTCAGCAAATATATTTTTTAGATTATTATTTTTAAAATTATTGATATGTTTAGAAAATTTTTTATTATTAGATAACAAGGTTAGACCCAAAATAAAATCCAAATTTTCAAAAGATTTATCAGATCTATTAGATGGTTCAATAAATATATTGGATAATTCCTCTAAAGAATATTTATTAATAGAGAATTTAAATATTTCTTCAAGAATTTTATTAACAGTTATAGTCAATTGAATGAATGTAACAATATCTTTGTCAGTTATTTTATTACGGTCTGATATCATAGTTCTAATAAGTTTGAGTAATAACATTGGATAAAGTTCAAAATATTTATTGTAATATGCAAATGGATTTTGATTGACTGCAATTCCTAAACAATATTTTAACTGTAATTTTGCAAGTTTCCAATGCATGTTATTGATATATAATGGTAAAATACAATTACCATTTCCTAATGCATTTCCATATATTGCTGATTTGTCATTTCTTCCATCATCATATTTATTGCGATCACTCTTGTAAATATCTTGAGCCTCACACAATGTTTCCAATGTTATTAAATTATTTGATATTTCCATTATTTTCACTTTATCCATAATAATACCTAATTTAGCTAATTTAGGTGTAACAATATTTACTAATAGACCAAGTATATTACCATTTTGTAATTCATCATACCATGATGTTCTTGACAATAATAAATTATAAATTTCACTAGAATTTTTATATACAATATCATTTTCATTTACTGAATTCATATATTCATTAAATCTTATTTCCCATAATATTATTTCGTTTTGACATGTTGATATAGATGAATAATTTTTAATTATATTTTTATTTTGTTTATTTAATTTTTTAACATCATAAAAATTGAATGGTTCTGAATGAACAAATGTTTGTAATAATTCTAAAACATTAAATTTGTCAGTTTTAATTATTAGTTTATTATTATCAATATAATTATTTTTTTTTAATGTCAATAGCTCTGAATATTTTTTTAAGATTTTATTGTATAATTTTAATAATTTTTTATTATCTTGAATAATTTTAATATCAATTATTGATTGTAATTCATCAATTATATCTAATAAATAATCAGTATCTGTATAATTAATTAAATTATAAATACCAATTAAATTTATTTCTTCAATCGAATTTTTTAAAATTCCATCTACTTTTGACGCATCATTTAACTCAATAAATAAATTTTCATTAAATCTATAATAATATTTATCTCGTTTACTATGCATTACAATGCAAAAATATTTTGTATTATTTACATCTTCAATATATTTTATTGTGTCATTATAAATAATTATCATTGGCTGATCTTTATAGACATCTAATATATCATTTCCTTCAATATTTGATATTTTAAATCTTGGTGGTAACATAATTGTGAGACTGTTTGTGATTATAGACGCTATATATGTTTCAAGATTAATAATAATATTATTTTCTATAAATTTGTTATCAATAAAGATGTCATATTTATTATCATTTAATATATCAAACGATACATATATTACTTTTTTGTTGTATATCATATTTTCTGTTTTTAAATTGTAATCATATATCATATTACTGTGTCCAAATATTAATACATCATCAATTGCATCATCAAATAATATAGATGTAAATGTTAATTCAAAATTAGTTTTTTTAATTTCATCTTTTAAAAAATCTATTTCTTCGTTTGAATCATCATTACTTACCCATATATCTATTAATTCCGAATTATATGAACCAGATTTAATATCATATTTTTTATATATGATATTGTTTTCATTATTGTAATTTTCATTTTCATTTTCTAAATTGTCTCGATTAAAATGAAATAATTTATATAAATGAATATTATATGTTGGTTCAATATTGGTAATTATATTATCAATAATATGTTTATAATTTAAAATAGACAATACATTGGGATATATAATAGCAATATTTTTATTTACAATTTTATTATAATTGTGTAATGGTATAAGAATAGTATTATATTTCTCATTTTTTATAATTGAATTTGTTTCTAATTCAAATTGATACTCAGGTTCCATCAGTTAAATATATATAAATTAATTTATTTATATATATATGTTCATAAAATAATTATAATTATTGATTTATTCATTTAAGGTATATGCATGAAACCAACATATATTTCTATCATTAACCATATTTTTAAAGCATGATATTTTTACACAATTCTCTACTTGACATTTAATATCTGGTAAAAATTCTGTTCTAATATAGACTGGTTTATTTTTTTTTGATTTTTTCATTACACTTGAATAATCTTTAAATAAATTATTTGTGTCGTATTTAGTGTAAACATCATTTAATAACTTATCCATTAATATATGATGTATATATATCATTAAATAATTATAATAAAAAAATATCAATTTTTTCAGATTTTATGGTTTATTTCATCTTGTTAAATGTAAGTTCATTTAATTATATTCATACATAATATCTAACACCTCTTGTACTTTATTAAGATTTATAGCACTCAATTTTGGTGGGTTACTAACTGGTTCCATTGCTTCATGACCTTGCATTTGGATGGTCTTAAGATTAGGTAAGTGAATATCATTACCATATGGTCCCATTAATCGTTCTAATTTTTCAGAAGGATCTCTATATTGATCCTTAGATCCATTTTTAAATATATTGAGTCTATTGTTATTGTTCAAATAAAATATATGTAAATCATTATTTTCCATTGGTAAAGTCTGTTGAATACTTGATTTCGACTTATTTTCAAATAGTCTTGTTTCAGTATTTACATCACTCTTACTTTTATTTTGATGTTTTAACACTAAATCAATAACTTTAATATTGAAACTCATTAATTAATATACCATTTTTATATTATCTTATTGTTCAAGATTTTAAAAAATCAATTTTTTTTAACAATCATATACACTTTTGTTGATAATTATATATTTATTTATGTGATAAATTAATATGTAGTTTATTGGAATTTTAAGAAACTACTTTCTTTTTGGTAATTCGTTTTTTTGGCTCATCTGACACTGTATTAGTTGATACAGGTACAGGAATTTGTGCCGGAGTATTATTAAGAACAGGAACAACTAATTGTTCTTGACTTGTTACAGCATCGACAATTGCCTTCTTTTTTTTCTTTGGTTCTTTATCTTCAGATGAAACAACATTGTTTTTGACAATTCTGTTATTATCTTGTTCTAATTCAACAACTGTTTCAACAGTTTCTATTTTCTTTTTAGTAATTTTCTTTTTAGGCTCTTCACTAGCTACAGATGTTGCTTTTTTCTTAGGTTCTTCATTAGCTACAGATGTTGCTTTTTTCTTAGGTTCTTCACTCGCGACAGAGGTTGCTTTTTTCTTAGGTTCTTCACTAGCGACAGAGGTTGCTTTTTTCTTAGGTTCTTCACTAGCGACAGAGGTTGCTTTTTTCTTTTTTGGTTCTTCACTACTGGAAACTTCAGTTGCTTCTTTTTTTGATTTTTTAGTTGTTTCCTCAGCATTTACTTGATTTGCTTCTACTTTTTTTTTAGATTTTTTCTTTGGTTCTTCAGTCGAATTATCTACTTCTGATTGACTATTTTGATTTAGATTATTTGAAGTTTCTTCATTTCGAACTTTGGCTAAAATAGGTCTTGCATCTTTTTCTCCTTCCATTACTGAAAGAATATTTGCATCTGTATCAATTTCATATTCTTCACAATATGTATCTTCATCAATTTTATTTTCAAGAGCTTTAAGATATTTTTGTCGAACAGCATCATATGCTTTGAGTTGAATTATTAGTTTATTAATAACTGTAATAATTTCTTGATTAGACTCACGAAGTTGATCGAAATTTAATCCGTCAAACTTAATATTTTCTAAATAACTCACAGGCGTATTGATTTCAAAACTTGGTTTTTGAGCTACAATATTATTCAATTGGCTTTCAGCAGTCAATGATGGCTGATTAGTAGATTTTGGGTTGTTAGACATTATAAGATATAATATGTATATAATATTTATATGTTAAATAGTTAAAATATCAATTTTTTTTATATATATATAAATTTAATATATATATATAAACATCTATTTGTTTTCTGTTTTAATTTCTTTTTTAATTCCTTCTTTCTGTATCTCTTTTTCCTTGTCATTTATTGGTTTAATAATACCATTATTGACAAGTCCTAAATAGTCAGTATAATATAATGGATTTATGCGACTACCAATATCGTAGTTATATTTACCATCAGCGAAATATAACATGCCATTATTATATATGGGATAGTATGGATAATATGGATATCGATCTAATGGAGGATAGCCTCTGACATCATATATTGGTAAAATACCTCTTGTAGGAATATTCCACACTAAGAAGTTTTCTTTAGTTGATTTTTTAAAGAGAAAGATAAATAGTAGGACACATAAAATAATTATAATTATTTTATTCATTATATATTATAAAAAAAGATATTATTTATTGTTTAATTATCAGATATTAGATTTGTTTTAATACTTGTGCTTGTATCACTGATACATGAAACTATTTTTATGTTCATATGTCTATCACAAGAATTTTCAATGAATTCTTTAATAATGTTAAAATATAATTTACAATTAGATGGTGTTATCAAATCTGATTTAATAATCACATTACATTCAGGCATTGATTGAATTGAAAATTCAGTCATTGCTTTATCATCATATTTTAATATCACTTCATTCAATTGTCTATAAAAATTTTTAATATGTTCAATTCCATTACATTTTAGTGTTTTTGAATGAAGTGTCATAATAATATTAACTTTTTGTTTTGGAAATCTAATAACTAATTTATCCATAAAATTTGGTATCTTGTTACATTCTATCCATTGACTAGCTGCTTTATGTAATTCAATTGTGTCTTTAAAAAACATAGTCTCAATTTCTTCTTTTGGATATTTATGTAATGTTTCTTCAATTATAATTTTTACTTTTGCTTTAACATTTTCATCTTGATCTGTATAATTAAAAGATAAAGATGGTTTTTCTTCATCATCACTTTTATTTTTTAATAATTTTCGTTGTTTACGAACATCTTGTTTAGAAAGTTCATCAACTGGACTAATATCAGCTGCTATATAAGTAAAAGCACCAATAATATTAAGATATTGTTGATATCTACCAATATGGCTCTTAATTTGTTCGTCATCAATTTCCATATAATGTAGATCAATTGCTGTCACATCACTAGGTTTTTTCTTTTCACTAACTGACGATACTACAATTAAAAATACACTACCAACTTTCAAATTCTTGAATGTTTTGTCTCGTTTTTTAATATTCACTTTACAAATCACACCATTTACACCTCCATATTCTAAAAGGCTACAAACATGGGCATTATTCTCTTGTAATTCAGTCAAAGACACAACCACAAGGTCTCCCTCATTAGGATAATCATTTTGGTAAAATTTCATCATTTCGGTCATTATATATAATCTATTTTTATTATATACTGTTTAAATAAAATAAAAAAATCAATTTTTTTTATATAGGGCAATCTATCTGTTATAAAATAAATGTTTTAAATTAAAATGTTATAATAGATTAGTCTTAAATTTTACTCTTTACTTGCTATAATTGCATTACAAGCTCTACAAAATGTTTTCTTTGATTCAAAAAACAGTGATCCATTTGTATTACAATTTTTACAATTAAATTTTAATTCAACAAATGAGTTGAGATATGAACTGAATTGTGGTCCAATAAATCTTCGTGTATTTCTCAAACCATCAAATAATATTTTAGTTCCATCAACTTTGATTACAGACTGTTTAAGAGGTTCCATTAATACTTTAATATGAGCCGCAAGTTCTGTTAACAATGTCATAGAAATTTTAGGATCGTTTGTAAATTCAGACATAATTTTACCAGCATTTGTGATAATAACACTGGTAGTATTTGTGTCTAATAATATATTATCATATTTTGTAATATATTTTTTCTTTTCAAAAGTAATATTTGACAATAATGTATCTAATGCTAAATCTTCTTCAAACTTATCAAATTCTGGAAATTTTTCAATATCATCAATAACTTTAATAGATTTAATTACTTTTTGGATTGGTAATTTATTAAAATATTCATCAACATCAATTGCTAAATCCATAACAATATTGTCTGTTTTTTTGATACCACTAATTTTTCCGAAAGATGTTATATCAATTGTGTTTGCTATTTTTGTAAGAACAGCAACTTTTTCACCAATAATGCAGGCAACTAAATTTTTTAAAACAAACTTATATATTTTGTCTTCTGATATACTTACTAATTTAGCCATTTGTTCTGAACCATGAATAACTAGTAAATAATCATTATCTTCTTTCAATTCATCTCCATTTAAATTTACAACATCATTCATAAAAATTATATTTGCTACTGTCGATAATTTATTAATATCATCAATTTTATTAATTTTAACAATTAAATGACCTACCATCATATTACTTTTACCAAATGATGAATCGAGTGTTGTTGATATTCCAACAAATCCACCTGGTAATGCAACTTGTAAATCTGATGTATCAGACTTAATATTAACAACTTGTGTAATTAATGGTGTATATTTATAGGTTTCATCTATTAATTCTACATTACCCGGTAAAATGGCAATTACATCTCCTTTTGTTAAATATCCTTCAACAATTGAACCACCAAATACAGCTCCTTGCATATCAAATATTGATGTACCAGGCTTATTAACATCAAATGATCTCATAATACTCATTTGAAATGGTTTATCAACTAAACTCATTATATTTTTTGGATAAGGACTTGATACCAAATATTTTATAAGAGCATCTGTATTTACTTTCGTAAAAGATGATAATGGTATGTATTTTGGATCATAAATATCTGGATCTAATCCTTGTTCATCCATAAAATTATCTATTTTTGATACTAAATCTTGTAAACTTTGAACTGTTGATACTAAATCTATTTTAGATATGACTACAGCAAAATTATTAATTCCAGTAGATTTGAAACATTTCATATGTTGATATGTTTGTGCTTCTATTCCTTTGTCTCCTGCTACTAAAAATAAACAATTATCAATCGTTGATGTTCCAACTATCATTGTAGTCATAAAACTATTGTGTCCTGGATTATCACTTATACTAAAATGTCTAATTAATCTATAACCATTCGGAATTTCCCGTGGATTTAATAAAAATTTCTCTCCATTATAATATATCTTTAAATTCGCATGACCTAATTTTATTGTACATCCATTCACTTTCTCAGCTTTAGATGTCTTAGTGTCTTTACTTGTTAAAAATCTTGTTAATTCGGTTTTACCGTGTGCTACATGGCCGTTTATACTAAAAGTAGATATACTTCCATGTTCTTGATATTCACTCAATTTAACTTCAAAAGGGGTTTCATCAATCATAATTTGTTCCATCATATATAAAATACATCTATTTTTTATGTTATTGTATAAATAAAAAAATCAATTTTTTCTATATATATGTATATATTTATATATATGTTATTTAGAATAACACAAGATGATGATCATCGCATAGTTTATTTAGTTGTCCCTTGTATACAGAACAATTATTAATACCATAATTAACTAATGGTTCATTATCATCTATTTTTTGTAATTCATCAGGACTTATTACGATTGTAGTTGGGAATACTTCAAAGAATTCTTTATCACTGTGAGATAGATCGTCATAATTAAATTTAATAACTTGTAATGGCAGAGAGATAGATTGTTCTGAAGCATAGGTGAATAGTTCAGTAAAAATGTCATTTAATCGTGAACATGGAGAACATTTAGGTAATGAAAAGACGAGCATTAATTTAACATATTTATTAATATTGCATGAATCAACATATTTATTAAGATTATTAATAGTAATAGGATAGTTAGTTAATTTATTGGTAGATTTGATGTAAAACATGTTATAATATGATATAATATAATATAATAAAATGTTATATTATAGAATAATAAAATCAATTTTTTTATTATTTAATATTTATAATAAGAGCCATCAGCGGCAAATCGTCCGAATTCGCCTTGTTGAGGAATAAATTGTATATAGTCATTTTTAATTTTAGTAGGGTCGACATTATAATCTCTATTAACTAATCGTTCAGTATCAGCCAAAATTTTTTGAATTGATGGATTGCAATAAGCACCACCATACACACGGCAATTTAGTGCTCTTTGTTCTATTTCCTGTGTAGTGGGAACTCTTGTATTTAATTCTTGAGTATTATTCATATTTATATATTAATAATATAAAATAAAAAAAATTAATTGTTAATTAAATTTTTAATATTATTTTCATGCATTATACTCAATAATTTTTTGATATCCAATTTGTCTTGCATTTCATTATCATACTCTTCATTAAAATCTATATTATTTTCTTCGCTCATATTTAAACTTTCTGTTGTGTCAGTCATATTAATATTTTCACCAAAAAAAGGTTCATGGTCCATATTAAGAAGATTAACATGAGATAAAAATTCACGATCAATCATAATTTGTAAATTAGTTTTACCAGTGATGGATAGATAGTGGCCTCCAGTCAATGGTTTAAATAAAAATTTGTCGACAGTAGCTTTACTATATGAATATTTATTAATCAATAGATTTTCTAATTTTACAAAATCAGGTTTAGACCATTTAATTTCACCAAAATCATGATTAACTGGAGGATTTTTAAAATAATTACGAGCAGATTTATATTTATTTTTAAATTCTTCGGAAATATTGATAATCGACTGACCTATACGAAGTTTTGGCAATTTTACAATAGCATCTATTGAACCATATTTAGTAATCAATATAAATGCACGATTCATTCCAACACCGTCTATTGTAGGACAATAATCACTACCCATTAAAATACATAAATCTATAAATTGATCTTGTGTCAATTTAGTTTCCGTTAGCACCTTTGATAATGTTATTTCTATAACTTTTGAGCTATTTACATTCTTCAATAATTTTTCAACACCAAATGTTAATAGATCCATATCTTCGGAAGCAACATAATCGACCAATTTAAGTTTTGATAATAATGCACATTGAGGGTCTGCTTCTTCTAAAGAGTCAATTGTTGGTATACCGATTAATTGTAATACTTCTTTACATTCTTTCATTTGTTTACCATTGATGACGACTGCCTGTTTCAATAATTTAATTTTTTCTTCTTTATTAATATGTGTCTCATTTTTTAATTCAGATATTGCTGCATTACGATTTTTAGATCTTTCTTTCAAAGTATCCATTTTTATTTTAGGTGGTTTGCCATCAAATACAAATATTGGATTGATATGTTTTTTTAAAAAAGATAAAGTTTTCATAACAATAGCATGAATATGTGATGTAACAATACCTTCATTATTGGTGAGATCATAGCCAGAATTACGAACAGCTATAACAAATTGATAAATCAGAATACTCGTATCAAAAGCTATTGTTTTATATTTAAGATCGTTAAGTGTTAATTCTTTAATAGCATTTGGAGCATATATCTGAATAAATTTATTTAATCCTTTAATTCCCATTATGTATGTTTTTTATATATTATGTTATATATTATTAAATCTTAATTTAATATTATATAATATTAATTAATCTATTTATATAAACAAAATAATTATTAATTTTATTTTAACAATTTAATTGCATCTTCTGAAATAATATCATATTTTTGTAAAAAATCAAAATTTAAATTTGCTACATTCTGATTAGTTTTTTTATTTGTGATTAAAACATCTGTCCATTTATCATTAAAATTATCATTCAATGATAATTTTTTATAGTCTATATATATATTGTATTTAGATAATTCTTCATTAGAAAAATTATGGCTCTCAGATAATTCGTACCATTTTAATTTATCAATATATTTATCTACAAACTCTTCTGTTAATTGTTGGTTTGATGAAATGGCTTGCCAGACACTATCATCATCAAATTTATTAATAATTTTTTTAATAAAATCTTCATTCAATTCCCTGTGAGATAAAATATTATTAATTGAATTTAGAGAAAGATTATCAAAATATTCAAATAAAACATCATTAGATAGATTATTAAGATATGCAGAATTTTCCCAAATTGGATATTTATCAAATAATTTTATTGTGTTGTTATTTATTAATAAATATGAACTTATATTTAATGGTATATTAGACCAATCTATTTTTTCCAAATAATCTGTTATTAATTCTAAATCTATATTTTGATGGATAGAAATCAATTTCCAATCTAATTTACTATCATATTTTCTAATAAAATCGACAGGTAATATTTGATATTGACTTATAATATTCCAAAATTCGGACTCAATATAAGCATTCAAAATCAAATATTCTAATGTTTGGACAGTAAGTTGTTGAAATCTAACAAGATGATTAACATAATCTCGTTCAATAACATTATTAATAAATTTAAAATTAGAAATGAAATCAGAATCAAATTTTTGATATTTTAAAACATATTCAAGATTGATATGTGCGATGTTTTCTAAGATGAATTCATTAGATAAACTAACTTTTTCAATAACATATTTCCAATATTCTTCAGAATTATAATTTTCTTTAATAGTGTTTAATATTAAACGGTCTGATAATTTTTTATTATTAGAAATTAATTTAATAACATCTTTAAATTTATCATTGTTCAGGTACTTTTCAAAATCCATATATTAATATATTACTATAATTCATTAATGCCTTATATTTATTATCTTAAGTTAAAGATAATAAATATAATAATTTATAAATTAACATTATTTTTATTTGTTTCTTCATTTGATTTATCTTTGGCACCCCAATAAGTAATTGGTTCGCTATCATTTGCTTGTTGTCTTTTTAAAAATAATTTTTCATGATTTGTATATTTATCGTCTATATTAACTGTATTTTGTGTATTATATTGATTTTGGAGTAATAGGTTCCATTTATTGGTAGCTGATTTATTTTTTTTAATATTGTCATATGTGTCTAAAAGTTTTTCAATTTTAATCAATGTTTTGTCTTGTAAATTGTTGATGTTAAGAAATACACCATTAGTGTTTGTGGTGTAGTCATTATTATCAGAATAAATTATTGAAAACAATTTAACATAAATTTTTTTATTTTTTATTTGTTCTATACGAGATGCAATAATTTTTTTGTCGGATACTGAATATTTTTTTGTTTCATTCATATCTTCAGAAGTTATTTTATAATTTTCTGAGTCAAATAATTTCATTTCAGTAGATGTTATAGTGATTGTACTATCTTTATTTTTTTTAGAATTATCATCATTAGAAGATATAGTTTTATTAGTATCCATAATCAATGTTTTTCTCATATATATTAATATACATTAGGGATAGTTATTATTATGAATAATTAAACTTAATTTATAAATGAATGGATGAATTAAATAAAAAAATTATTAAAATAATAAAAAATAATATCTATCAATATAATAAGTTGTAATTTATAAATGATAAATAATGAACTAAATAATGATGATAATAATAATTTAATTGATTTAATTAAAGTTGATTTTGCATATCCAGATCCAGATGATCCTGATTTTCAATATCAGATATATAAAAAGAGAGAATATTACATAAACAAGGTTCCGTTTAGAGAAGAGATTAAAGATTATCAAGAAATTAAAGCATATCGAGACAAAGAATGTGGTGGTGAAAAATTCCAATTACATACTCAACAATCCCTACTTAGTAATTATATTAATCCAAATACACCATATAGAGGTGTTCTTATTTTCCATGGTGTTGGAACTGGTAAGACATGTGGTGCTTTTGCGATAGCTGAAAATTTCAAAGACATGGTTAAAAAATATGGAACCAAAATACACATTCTTTTAACTGGACCTTTTATTCGTGAACAATGGAAAAACGAGCTTGTAGAAAAATGTGCTAAAGACACATATATGAAAGATTTCAATCAGACGATTGGTTATATAGATGAAAACGAAAAAAATAAAGCAATTAAACAAGCAAAAATAAATGCATTACAGTTCTATAAAATTATGTCATTGAGAACTTTTCAAAAGAAAGTAATTGGTCAAAAAATTATAGAAAGAAAAAGAGATGATAGTGATAGTGATAGTGATACATCTTCAAAATCAAAATCAGTATTAAAAAAGAGTGGAAAAAAAACATATAGAAAAAATTTAGAGGGTGAAATAGAGAGAGATATTGCGATAGATAAGATTGAAGCATTAAACAACACATTATTAATAGTAGACGAAGCACACAATTTAACAGGTAATGAATGGGGCGAATCAGTCAAAAAAATTATCCGTAATTCGAAAAACCTTAAAGTTATTCTTCTAACAGCTACACCAATGAAAAATTTAGGTGATGATATTATTGAATTAATTAATCTTCTTAGACCTGAAAAATATCAAATTGAAAGAGAAAAAGTATTTAATGGTGTTGGCCATACTATGGAATTCAGAGAAGATGGACGCGAATATTTAAAAAAAATGGTTAATGGTTATGTATCTCATTATAGAGGCTCTAATCCTCTCATCTATGCTGAACAAAATGATATTGGAGAAATACCTCCCACTCTTAATTTTACAAAAGTTATTAGATGTTATATGGATGAATTTCAACTTAAAACTTATGAAAAAATTATTAATGTTACAGATGATACATTAGATAGACGGTCACAATCGGCGGCAAATTTTGTGTTTCCGGCGTTATCAGCTGATAAAAACAGATTAGAGGGTGTAATAGGTGAAGAAGGTATAAACAATTTGAGAAATCAGTTAAAAGCAAACAAACAACTTGTACTCAATAAAATTAATCAATATTTTTTCAATGGAAAATATCCTAATCCAAATGAACTCATTTATGACAAAGAAAAAAGTAAATCTATTGGTGGTAAAATATTCAAAAGCCCACATCTCAAAAAATTTTCAGTTAAATTTTTTACTTGTTTAAATGATATTAACGAAAATGTTATCGGTAAAAAAGGTCCCGGTACTATTTTCGTCTATTCTAATCTCGTTAAAGTTGGTATTGACCTCTTTAAAGAAGTTCTATTACAAAATGGTTATTTAGAATATTTAGAAAATAAAAATTATAATCTTCAAGATGATACTTTAGATGCACTTACTGGAAAACCTTATATAGAATTTAAAGAAACTGATAATATTCAAAATTTTTATCCAGCAACTTTTGTCACTTTTACTGGTAAAGCTAGTGATACTATTGAAGACCTCCCTGAAACTAAAATTAATCTTCTCAAAAATGTATTTAATAATATTGATAATAAAGAAGGCAAACATATTAAACTGGTTTTAGGTTCAAGAGTTATGAACGAAGGTATTACTTTACAAAATATTAAAAGCGTACATATATTAGATGTGTATTATAATTTTGGTAGAGTATATCAAGTTATTGGTAGAGCAATCCGTTATTGTGTTCACTATAGAATTACTAATGAAGATAATCCATTCCCTAAAGTTGATGTATATAAATATGTCGTCTCTTTACCTCAAATTACTAATAGTAAAGATGATGATATTGATGATACAGAAGATACAGAAATTAAAGGTGGAAACGAAATAGTAAGACTATCAGCTGAAGAGGAATTATATAAAAAAGCTGAATACAAATACATATTGGTCAAAGATATTGAAAGGGTATTAAAAGAAACTGCGATTGATTGTCCTCTAAATTATCATGCTAATATTTTCCCTGAAGAAGTTGAAAAATATAAAAATTGTATAGACGCTAAAGAATATCAAAAACTAACAGAAAAACAAAAATCAAAGGTAACATTATGTCCTGCTGCATGCGATTTTCAAAATTGTTCTTATAAATGCTCTAATAAAAAATTAAATAAAGAATTTTTTGATGAAACAAATAATTTATACACAAAATTAAATAAAAAAAAAATAGATTATACTACTTTTACATCTGTTTTAAAACGAAATGAAATTAAACTAGTCAAAGAGAAAATTAAAGAACTTTATAAGTATAAATATGTATACACACTAAATGAATTCGAAAAAATAATTAAATCTGTATATACTGAAGAAAAAGCTGAACTTTTTGAAGATTTTTTTATTTATCAAGCTCTTAATGAACTTATACCTCTTGATGAAAATGATTTTAATAATTTTGAAGACACAATATATGATAAATATAATGTACCAGGCTATCTAATTTATCGGGGTGTTTATTATATATTTCAACCTTTTGACCAAAATGAAGATGTACCTATGTGGTATCGATCAAATTATCAATCCGAATTATATAATTATCTCACTATTTTTGATTATCTTAAAAATTCTGATAAATTTAATAAAGAATTAGAAGGTAATGAAAAAGAAGCAATTACATCAACAACAGAATTATTAAAAGTAGATAAAAAAGCATATAATTTTTCAAATATTGAGTATTATAATGAAAAAGAAGAATTTGTATATGTTGGTATTATTGATAAAGGTTCGAGCCGAATTAAATCTATGAATGAAAGTAAAGATGATTTATTTAAAATCCGTTCTGCAAGAGAAAAAATATTATCCAAAAAAAGAGGCATGGGTATTCCAAGTATTAAAGGTTCCGTCTGTAATACTAGTAAAGATAAAGAATTATTAATAAAAATAGCTGAAGATATTGGTATTGAGAATATTAATGAATATACAAATAATACACGATTTACAATATGCGATCAAATTAGAAACAGATTATTATTTTTAGAAAAATTTAGTACTGATAAACAAAAAAATAAATTTGTATATATGATTATACCAGCTAATCATCCAATTTATACATTTCCATTTAATTTAGAAGATAGAATAAAATATATTATAGATAATTTACAATCTAATATTTCAGTCTCCCTAAAAACAAAAGTTGAGAATATTAAAAATGGTATTTTTGAAGGTACTAGAGACAAAGAATTTGCTAAATATAAAGTAACGATTTTAAACAAACCAGACGAAATTAATGAATATAATAGCTTATTAAAAAAAAATAATTTTAGTCTGGATAAAGGTAATTGGTCTGCTATTATTGAATAATATCATATAAAAAAATTGATTTTATTATTATTATTATATAACTTAAATATTATATAGTTATATATTAATATATTCACTAATGGCATTACAACAGATTTTTTTTGATCTAACTCTTCATGATATTATTATTGCTGAACCTTGGCAACTTAATAATGAGTTATATTTACATCTTAAACAAAACCTTAGAAATAAAATAGAAAAAAAATGTATAGATGCAGGTTATATATGTAGAATAAGTGATATCATTGATTACAAAGATGGATATTTAATTCCTGAGGATTTTAGCGGTAATGTATTTTTTAAAATAAAATATAACGCTAAAGTATGTAATGTTGTTCCAAATATTCAAATGATATGTAAAATAGAACAAATGGTTAAAGGAATTATAGTAGCAAAAAATGGTCCAGTATTAATACTGATAAAATATATTGACATCAATCCAAATTTATTTAAAATAAACAGTAATGGCAATATTGAATATGGCAAGAATAAAAAGGTGTTATCTCAAGACATGTATCTTAAAATTACTGTCAAATCAAAAAAAATGTACAATGGAGAAGCACAAATCGGTGTTATTGGATATATAGACGATATCGCTACTGATGAACTTGTAAATCAATATATGTACAAAGAATATGATGATGAGGGTGATATAATAAAACCAACAATTATAAAAGATACATTGATGAATGAAGATGAAGGTATTGAAGAAATTATTCCTCAGACAAAAGAACAGGCAACTTTAAAACAAACAAAACGAGATGATGATTCAGACAAAGGTTTTATTATGGATATATAAAAGAATATTATTATTAATGATAATTAAGTTATAATATAAAAAATAAAATCTGAGAATATCATAGGAAAATGAATATTGATTCATTAATATCATTGACAAGTATAATAGATGAAGGATTTAATAATAACGATTTAGATGCTAATGCTAATATTGGTACAAATATTAGTACAAATATTGGTACAAATATTGGTACAAGTACAGATATTGAAACATTGGAAACATATTTAAATATGATAAATAGAGATGAATATCAGACTCAGTATAGAAAAAAAAATTTCAAAAGTAAAATATATTGTAGTAATTGTGGAAAATATGGACATATTTATAAAAAATGCAATGAGCCAATAACATCTATTGGTATAATTAATTTATATTTAGCAGATTTAAAATTAGATGTATTTTTTTTGAATAAATATGTAATAAAGAACATAATACAAAAATATAGACAGAATAATTATCATATTAAAAACATATTACTTGATAAATTTAATGAAAAAAATAATTTATCATTAGAACAAAATTCGAATATTGAACTATATATTGAACATGTAAAAAATAAATTAAAATTATTAATGATAAGAAGAAAAAATACTGTTGGATATATTGAATTTGTTAGAGGCAGATATAATGAACGAAATAATGATTCAATTTTATTTTTATTAAATCAGATGACACACGATGAAGTAGATTATTTAAAGTCAACAAATTTTGATGATATTTGGAACAGACTATGGAATAATAATCTGAATGGAGAGGAAAACTCAAATGAAATTTTTTTTAAAAAAGATATAATTGTCGGATTAACAGAAGATTATAATGATAAAGAAAAAAATCAATCAAAGATGCATATAAAAGAATACACAATATCAAATGATAAATTTACATATATAAAACAGAATGGAATATTTGATTTATTACAATCTAAAATAAATATATTATACACGCAACCAGAATGGGGATTTCCAAAAGGAAGACGCAATATTCATGAAAAAAATATTGATTGTGCTATTCGTGAATTTGAAGAAGAGACAGGTATTGACACATCAAAAATAGATATAATGGATAGAATATTACCATTAAGTGAGACATTGATTGGAACAAATAATTTAAATTATAAACACCTATATTATTTAAGTATAGGAAAATTAGAAAATACAAATTTAAATCTGCCAAGTCAAAAAATTGAGATTGGAGACATCGGTTGGTTTACATATGAAGAAGCAAAAAATATAATAAGACCTTATCATATTAATAGATTAAGAATATTGGATGAAATAGTATTATTTTTAGCACATAATTTAAAATATTATGCATCTTACAATAAAAGTATATTAGAGTAAATCATTAATTATAATTTTTTGTAATGATTTGAGAACATTTAGATCGTATTGATTATTTAGCCATTGATTGACATCAATATTAACTTGTGATAAAATATTATCACGATATATATTAAGATTTTTTGAGAAATTTCTTATAATAGTTTTGAATGTATAATTATTATATTTAATATGGGTAATTAGTTGAGACACTAATTTAGATTGTTCCACATTTTGATATTTTAGTCTATAATATGCATACCACAAACACCATGCAGCACAAAATCCACCTGGATCACCAATTTTTTTATTTTTAATGCTTTCAATATTTTCAAAAGCCTGAAAGCCAATTTTAGGTAAAAACATTTTGGGTGTGATATATTCCATGTTTTTAAAATATTTGAGAAAATATTTTTTTAATAGTGTATCTAATAATAAACCATTATAATTGAATTTAGGTGGCTCATCTGATCCATTCGGTTCAAATCTCTCTAACACATTACTCGACTTATCATATATCAATATATTGGCATGTGCTCCATTCTCCAATTCTATCCCAATCGGAATAACTAAATATTTAATATTCTTATTTTTTATAAAGAGATTAATTACAGTCTCAAAATTATCTGGAAAAAAAATATTTTGATATAACCATTGAATTTCAAAATTTAAAAAATCAAATGTATTTTTTCTAATACCCATCTGTAAATAATATTTATTTAATTCTTCATTATCAATCAAATTTTTATTATTTAATGATGATACTATTTTATATTTTTCATGCAACATTTTTAAACCACATATTATATCAATTGATGAACCCGTAAATGTCGTAAATAATGTATCTATATCTTTGTCAAACTCAACCATGCAATATGATGTTTTCTTTTCAGGTACAGATCTACTGTTTTCTAATATATTTTTTTTTATGTTTTCTTTACATTTATTCATATCTTGTTTTTTTAAAGAACATTTATTTTCCCAATCAGAAATATACTCAATCTTGTTATTAATTAATGTGTAATAATAACTATCTATTATTATGTCCAAATATGTATCAAAATTTTTACCCTTCTTTATAATATCAAATGGTGTGATATTCTGAGAGTTTTTTATAAATATATTGTTTTTTGTAGTTCTAAATATATTTTTATAGTATAACCATAAATCATTGTTCGCTAATAAATGCCAAACTGTATTACCATCATTGTCTTGCATATTCAGTTTTGTTTTGTTAAATAATAAATCTATGTTATATTTGTTTAATCTTGATAATATTACATCCAATTCATCTGACATATTCAATGTTTCATATAATAATAAATGTAATGCAGTCATACCATTAATATTTGTAAGATTGTAATTATTATTTTTTGTGCATAAAATATTTGCGATTACATAATTATTCTCTATTATTGCGATGTGTAATGCTGTATTACCATTTGCATTTTGAATATTTATTTTTGGATTCTTTGATAATATTTTTTTTGTGATTTTTATGTTGTTCAATGTTACAATATACATCAAAGGTGTAATCTGATCCTCACTATCTATTATATCTACATCTATTGGTTTATTACTATTTATTAATATTTCGATGGCTTTTTCATCTTCATAATTACAAGCCAAGTGTAAAGCAGTCTCTCCTATCATATTTTGAGTATTTATATTAACACTATCTATTTCCATTAATTTTTCTAATGCATAATAATTTTTTTTTATTACACTCAAATGTAATGCTGAATAACCATCATCGTTTAATTTATTATATTGTGATACATTTTCTATTAACACATCAAATGCATCTTTATTGCCAAAATATATTGAATAATGTATTGGTAAATTTCCCGTCTTATCACTTATGTCTATTAATGGAATACCTATCACATTCGTATTATTTAATAACAATCTTAATATATTTATATAATTGAATTTTATTGGTATATATAATATACTATGACCTTCATCATCTATAAAATCTATTTTACAATTTTTATTAATCAATGTTTTTATTAATTCTACACTATTATACATAATTGCATATTGAATAATATAAACATTATTATTATCTCTTAAATTTACATCTATAATGCCATCTTGTTGTAATAATTTAATTATATTATCAAATTCTTTATTTTTGATTAATTCAAATACTTGAATATTTGTCTCCATTATTATATTATGTTATTAAATTTTTTCAAACTATTATATAATTGTTCTTTATTTATTTCCTTATTTGAATTTAAATTTAAATTTAAATCTTTTTCTATAAATTTATTATTACCTGTATTTTTGACTGTTGATACTGCTGGAATTTCTACTACCTCTTCTACTTCTATTTTATTTGTTAATTTATTTGTATTTGCTATATCTCCATCTGTTTTTAATGTTTCTTTACCAATAATATCACCTCCAACCAAATCAGGTTTTGTTTTTATTTTTATTGGTTCAATCTTGTTAAATACTGATAAACCACTATCTACTTTATTTATATTTACATCATATTGATTACTATTAGATATCTCGGTGTTTGATGGTTGATATTGCATTGTTTGAATTTCTATTTTTTCAATTGGTACTTCCCCACCATCTTGATTTTGATTTAAATTATCATTTTTTACTTCTTGTATTGTTTTTAATTCTTGAGTGTTATTTTTATAACCTAAATTAAAATCAGGATTAATTGAATGCATAACTTTATCTTCTTTACTTTTATCTATTAAATTTAATTTACCTAACAATTTATATAACAATGTATTTGCCGAATAGTTTGGATATATATAACCTAAAATAGATATTAACATTAAAATAGACACAAATAGAGCGATTGTTTTGTTTTGTATTGGAATAAATTTAGATGCATTTAATAATTGTTCGTTTGAATATCCAATATTGACATTATTTCTTTTAAGAATAGTGAAAGTTGCGTTGCTAATAAAAGTAAAGTCATAATCTCCATTATAATTATCGGCGCTAACAACATAACATAATACAACAAAACATGCCACAATATGCCATATCGATAAATTTTTTGGTAATAGAAAACCAAGTATTACAATCAATATAAGAAACACATCAATTAATCTAATAAAAATTAATAATAATTTATCAAATGTAGATGATTTATTAAATATATCTATAAAAACT